CATAGGAAGTGATGCAAATCAAGAGCCAAGTTTTTTTGGTGGTGATGGTATTAGCACTCCCAACATAATGGACTTTGGTCGTGGATCAGTATCCAATATTCGTAATCAAGTAGATGCAACAGGTAGAAGAATGTATGATCCAAACTTCGCCGCTTTGCAAATGATTGGTAGAGGTTTAACCCCTGGTTTTGACTTGCGTAATCAAATATCATTTGATGTTCCAAGCCAAATGTTACCACAACTTGAAGGATCAAGAGGTCCACTTGCACCTAAATTTTATTCTCCAGTGGAAAGAACTCTGGTAGAAATGGAACCAGTTGGCATTATGTCTATAATTGGTAAAGGACTTCAAAGTATAATGGACACTGCTAAGAGTAGTTTTAGTGATGCAAAAAGTGCCCTTGGTTTTAAAGGTGATGCAGCAGGTGGTCTCAAAGACGAAGATTTTACTGGATTGATGGGAACTAGAGACGATCAACAAATATCAGATATGTCACAAATAGGTGCTCAGATGAATGTAACAGATCCAGTTGTTTCTGCACCAGCGTCTGTAAACATGGCATCAGTTCCTCAAGTAAGTTCTGTGTTTGACCAGTTTGGAAATGCTTACCGTTCTGGTTTTGATAGAAACATGGCAGAGATGGCTCAACAAAGTTTGTCTGGTGGTATAGCTAGTGTGGCTCCAAGTCGAGCAACAGAAGTAACACAGGCAATGACAAATACATTTAACACAACATACGGTGACTTACCAACTAGCTTACCTGGAGTTACAAATCCAAACATGGCACTTGCTTTACAAATTCGAGAAAGAAGACCAGATTTGACTCTCGGTCAAGCCATGAACATGGCAACAATGGAATTAGCGAAGAGAAAAAGGTTAGGTGTTAATTAGTGAAAGTAACCGATTTCTTATATAAATATCAAAAATCCTTGAACGATAGGATAAATGAGATTAGTATTGCATTGACTAGTGGTAACGCCTCTGATATGGCTAGTTATAAGGCGATGGTAGGAGAAATACAGGGTCTATCCTACGCATTAGAACAAGTAAGAACCCTGCTGGAGAAAACAGACAATGACATTGATAGTGCCTGAATATGTTCTTAGACAAAGAGAAGCTAAGAAAAAAGCAGACGAAGCAACAAAAGAATTATCCTTAAAAGACAGAGTACCAAAACCCACTGGGTGGCGAATATTAGTCATGCCATACATGGGTAAAGAAAAAACCGAAGGTGGTATTCATGTCCCAGATTCCGTAAGAGAAAAAGAAGCAAGAGCCACAGTTGTGGCTTATGTTATTAAGATGGGACCTCTTGCTTATAAGGATGTAGACAAATTTGGAACTGACGGTGATTGGTGTAAAGAAGGCGATTGGGTGTGCATAGGTCGCTACGCTGGATCACGGTTTCAGATAGAGGGTGGTGAAGTTAGAATAATCAATGATGATGAAGTCATTGCAACCATTGTCAATCCCGATGACATAAAAACATACGGAGCCTAATGTATGCAAAACGCAAAACAAGAAGAACTTTTTGAAGAAGTGGAGGTAATAGATGACGCAGATAAAGAAGAAAAGGGGTCGCCCACCGAAAGTCAAGTTGTCGGAGATACCCAAACCACAACCGAAGATCAAGGTGTCGCTGATGACGAAGATCTATCGGAGTATTCAGAATCTGTTAAAAAGCGTATCTCTAAACTTACGAACCGTTTTAGGGAAGAAGAGCGACAGCGAAAAGCTGCAATCGATTATGCAGAATCTATCAAAAAACAGAACGAAGACCTCAAAGCGAGGTTAGATAAACTTGATAACAACTACGTTGGTGAGTTTGACACACGAGTAACTGCACAAGCAGAGGCTGCAAAAGAGGCATATAAAAAAGCATTAGAGTCTGGTGATGCAGATGCTTTGTACGATGCACAACAGAATATTTCTAGGATTGCCATGGAAGAGGCAAATCTAAAAAGATTAAAAGCAGATCGTGAAGAACAAGCAAAAAGACAAGAGGCAACACAAGCTCAACCTCAAGCTCAACCTCAAGCTCAACCAAAACCAGACCCCAGAGCCGAAAAATGGGCACAAGAAAATGAGTGGTTTGGGCAAGATCAAACCATGACTTATGCAGCTTTTGGCATACATAAAACATT